CCTTGTTAGCCCGCCAATATTTGGCATGTTAACTTTTCTTATGCCAAAACGACCAAAGAATCTTCTTATCATTTTATTTTATACTGCTAGGTCACCCAATACGACCCAACTGTTACTGCCTCTCTTCAATACCGATGCGCTTGACCACTGTGTTCTAAGCTTGAGACCTGGTGTAGAATTTGGTGTAAATCCTGTTCCAGCTATAGTAACCTGTGAGGTTCCTGTTTGTAAAATTTCTATTGATGTGCCTATTGGAAAATTATACATTGCGTCAGAAGGTATTGTCAAGGTTCCGCCGCCTGACATTTCTATAAGCTTTCCTGTATCTGTAGACTGAAGTGTATATGATCCGCTTTGTGAATTAAATGAAATTATTTCGTTTATTTTAGCGTCTAGGGCTGTTTGTACTAAAGTTGATATTGGTTTTCCTGCATCGGAAGTATTGTCAACATTTCCAAGACCTACGTGTGCTTTTGTTACGCCTGCTACAGTTCCTGTAAAAGTTGGCGATGCTATGGGAGCATATGTTGTTGCTGCCAAGGAGGAGTCTAGCTTGTTTCCTATTGTTGTTGTTATGCTTGTAGCAAAATTAGGATCATCTGCAAATGCTGCGGCTAGCTCGTTTAGTGTATCTAGAGTACTAGGAGCAGAGTCCACAAGATTAGCTATTGCGGTTGAAATTGCTGTATTTCTATTTGTTACTTCTGTAGAAATTGCTGAAGACAACTCTGTGTCTCTGGTAATTGCTGCTGGAATTTCAGAATCTGGAATTTTTCCATTTTCATCAAGAGTGGCAACTCCATCTGCGTTTCCATATTGGCTAAGTGGAATATATGTTGTTGCGGAAGTTGCTCCTAAAGAAGAAACAGCTGTATCTACATATGTTTTATTTGCAATAGTGCTATCTACGGATAATGTTAATTTTCCAGCAACTGCGTCAAAAGATTTATCTAAGCCAGTTCCGTCTAAGACAGTATCGGCAATATTTGCTTGAGTTAAACTTAAAAGTTCTGAAGGGGCTATACTAAAAAATGGAAGAGCTGCCCACAAAGAAGATCCGTTTCCAACTTTTATTTTACCTAGAGTTGTATCTAATGCAATTTCTCCAGCTGCAAGAACATTTGTAGATGCATTCCATTGAGCTGTAGTACCTCTTCTAATTCTTATACTAACTGCCATTATGGTGCTCCTCCGTCGACTATATTAAGCTCTGTTTGACCAGTTAGCTGTGGTGTTCCGCCATCTACAAAAGTTGCGGCAGTTGTAACTGCTTGAACCGAATAAATTTCTCCATCATAGGTGTGCTCATGAATAAGCAAGCCAGTTTCTGCTCCGCCAACTGGTTTCCATTCTGTTCCTGTGTATACACGAAGCTCTTGAGCGACGCTATTATAATAAATAGCTCCAACTACTCCTTGTAATGGATCAGAAGATAATTCTGTCGTATGGATCGGGACTAATCTTTTTACAGACATTTAAATCTCCTTAACCAGTAATTACGACTCTGTATGCTCCACTTGCAGGGGCTGTTGCAAATTTTAATGTAACTGTATTTGATGATGTACGCTCAACATCTGTTTCAACAAGAGCCTTAGTTCCTGATGTTTCAAAAACTTGAACAGTAACGTCATCTGATCCCAAATTATGTGAAACAACTAAAGCTGTTAATGTGTCTGGATTTGCAAGATCTACTGCATACTTGCGAGCAATTGCATGGTAGTTTGTACCATTATTTGTGAGTGTCCAGTTGTCGCTTGTTTCATTCCACAGAATTTCAACATCTGCACCATCTCCACGCTCTACACGAATTCCAGCATCTGCTAAAGGAATTCCAATAAAGTCGGTATTTAAATTAATCTTATTATCAACAATATTTATTTGAGTAGTATTTACTGAGTTAATTGTTCCTGTTACGTTTAGGTCTCCGCCAACATTTAAATCATTAGTAATTGTTACATTATCTGGAAGACCAATTGTTACTGTTGTGCCTTCACCTGATGTAGGACTTACTGTTACTTCATTTGCTGTTCCTTGAATATTTTGTACATAATCCCCAGTTGTATCATCACCAAGAACTACAGAGTTTGGGGCGACTGTAGTTGTGATTGTTACATCGCCAAGGTTCGTCATTGTTCCAGTACCAGTTACATCTCCTGAGAGTGTAATTACTGAATCTTTGTTAATAGATACTGCGCCTGATGTTACTGTAAAGTCTGTTGCGTTAAATGAAGCAACACCCTTATTTGTGCTTGTTGCATCTTCTGCTGAAACTGTAATTGTATTATTTGTTACAGCTACATCAATTCCTTCTCCGCCTGCAACTGTTAATGTATCAGTTAAAAGGTTAACTGTGTCTGTTCCAGTGTCTCCAGCGATTGATAGGTTTGTTGCTACGTCTGTTTCGGATGCGGCAGTCAAACGACCTTGTGCATCTACTGTAAATGATGGGATCTTTGTTTGTGAGCCGTATGAACCAGCAGTTACTGCGGTATTATCTAAATCTATTGTTAGTGTTCCAGCGGCATCGCTATATGTTGATGTTAAACCAACTCCGCCTATAATTGCTGAACCAATTACATCCTGAATAACCTCTGTGGATCCAGACATCGGCATCCATGGGCCGTTTGGTGATGCAAGTCCATTGTAGTAATACATTGTATTACTAGATGTGTCATAGTAAATTTGTCCAGATACTGGGTTGGATGGAGCAGCACCTAAGTTTTGGATTCTAGCATTTAGTAACTCATTCTTATTGAGGTCTAAACTAACTAAGAATTTTTTTGCCATTTTCTTTCTCCTTTACGACAGATGCGCTGTCCCTGAAAATGGTTGGGCCATCGTCAGTGTTAATCTATTAAGACTATTATAATCTATTCCTGTTTCCAATACGTCGCCTGCGCTAGATATTACGGTTACATTGGGACCGAATCCTAAATTATGATTTATTACTACAGAATATACCCCATCTACTGGGCCTTGAACCTGAGACATTTCCCAGGAGTAAACGAAAGCGATATCGTCTTTGGTAGCAAGATCAATTTTGTTGGCCCCGCTCCAAGTGGTGCTTGATAGCTTTGGTCCGTAAAATTCATTTGTTGTTGTATTGAAGTAAAAGTCTCCTTCAATTCCAACGCTGTCTAGTGGGGCAGATGGTCCACTAAGTATAGATTTTCCTCTAGGTCCTTGAGGGCCTGGAGATGAAAGAACAACCTTGTTTATCTGTTCCGTAATCTTTACAATATTTTCTGCCATTAGATGGTTACCGATCTACTTAGAGTTAAAAAGCCCTCAACAAGTTTTGTTTTTGTATTATTGCTATCTGTAATCATTATGTCGTAGGAAGATTTTGGGTGAAATAGCTTGCTTGTTTGAGCAGGGGTCATTGTGCATGTAACTCTTCCAAGCGGTCCATTAATTGTAATTCCGCCAGATGGTGACGTCAAAGTAAATGATAATTTAGATCCGCCTTTTGTATCTCTAACCTGCATTTTTGCGGTGGCTCCAGAAAGGTTTATAGGTACATCATTGTTATCGGTATAGTCAATAACAAATGAAAAAGTAGTATTTTGATCAACTTCAAAGTTTTTTTGCGCTGCCACGGTTACCCCTAATTAGAAAAGCCCTTATGGTTATTTTACCATAAGGGCGCTTCTAATCTATATTAAATTTTATTACTTTGCTACGAATCCAAATTCTTTGTTGCTTGGGCTTAGAGCCTTTAGAATTACTGGTGCAACAGCTGCTACGCCACCCATTAGAAGGTCTCTTGGATTTGTATTGCCAGTCATATATAAAGCAATTGCTGCTGAAAGAAATGCACGAGCATATGTTCCAAGCGCTGCTAAAATTTGTTCTGTCATTGTTACCTTTCCATCTTTGTTTAAATCCAACTTATTGAATTTAGCCATTTTATCATCTCCATTTTGGGCGGGGTGCCCAGAATTTTGGGGAATATCCCCAATACTATAATTCTACCATATTAGGCAGATATGTCTACTAGCTCACAATTTCCATCTGAGCTACACGCTAAAGTAGCATTTGTAGATGTGCCATCTTCTGTCTCGTAGAAAGACAAGTCTTCCCAGCGAATATCATTTGGCATTTTTGAAACAAGAGCATCATATTCTTCCTTTGATACTTCTTGATACGGAGCCTGCTTATATGAATGATCTGAGTGTGGCAAAAATGAAATTCCAGACACCTCATCAAAATGCTTGTATACCCAAGCTCCTACTTCCATCCATTCATCTTCTTTTACAGAAACTGTAATTGATGGCTTATGCTCACACCATGCACGTTGGTAAACCAACCAAATGTTTAGGTGCTCAATAGCAGTAAGATCATTTCTAACAATTGCACCCTCTGGTGCCTTTACTGGGAATGAGAATACGTATGTATCGTTTGGTTTCATTACATCATCTTCTACTGGAATACCCACCTCTTTAAGAAAAGTAGAAATTGGATCTCCTTTTGAACCACGAACAGTTCTAATATAATATGGAGAATGCCAAGCATGCATTCCTGAAGATACTCCGACCAATTGAGATACTGTTCCTGAAGGCTTTACACAAGTAATAGCGGCAGACTCAGGAATCCCAATTTTCCCAGCCTCTTCTTTATTCTTTGATCTTGCTGCTTCTCTAAGAGTCATCAAGAATGACTCTAGTGCAACCAAATCTTGTTTGCCTGACATAAACTTATGCCCAAACTGTCCAGTCAAAGAAACTCCTAGCAGGCGTTCCTCTTCTGTGTTATCTTTCCAAATCTTACGTAGATATTTAAAGTCTGTAAGAGTAGACTGCCAGGTTCCAAGAATAGTTGCTAGTTCTACTTTGCGTTCGATATCTTTCTTTGTATCATTTTCACGTAGTACGACTTCTGAAAGATTACAAAACTGGTAAGGACGTAGAATAATCTCTGAACACGGGTTAGTTCCATAGTGTATATCTGGATCTCTTCTTCCATACTTGGCTGCTTGGGCTTGAGCTGCGGCCACATTGTATATACCTCGTTCTCCTGATTTTGAATCATATAGAGATTTCCATTCTGCAATAAACTGCTCCATCTCTGGCTTGCGTGAATACGCAACAGAGTTATTAGACAAGGCACGTTGTGGGCTTGCTTCCCACCAGTTACCTGACTTTGCCTGTGCCATTTCAATATCATTAATATTAGAAAGAGAAATCATTGCTGAACGACGAACTCCTCCTACAACAACTACTTCACCAATTTTGCACATAATGTCGTGGCATTCGATTGGCTTTAAGTTTCTTCCTGTAGCATTCTTAAACTTTGCAATTGTAAAATCAAACAAGTTAATAAGTGGCTGTGGGCCTGAAGATCTTCCACCCATTGTCTTAAGTCTTGCTCCTGCTGGTCTCACTTTAGAAACATCAATTGCTGGAATCTGTCCAGACCAAAGTAGTGCTAGCAACTCACGGTATGCCTTAGCCCAACCTTGCTTTGAATCTTCTACTGTAATTACTGTAGTTGACTTCTCTAAAGTTTCTGGGACGGCAGGAAGCTTATTGATGTACTTATACTCGACAGAAAATCCTACTCCTGTACCGCACATAAGAATATACATTGTCTCATCAAATGAACGTGGTGAATCAACTGGTAGGAAAGCACAGTTATATCCTGCTACATTGTCTCTTTCCAATGCTACTCCTGAAGTCATAACAGAGCGCATTGATGGCATGACGTTTCTCTCAAATACACCATTTTTTAATTCCGCAACAAGCTTCTCATCTGGAATATAATTATAATTTTCTTTTAAATGGCTTAGCATAAAGCCAAAATATCTATCTACTGTTTCACCCCAAGTCTCACGTCGATTATCTTCTGATATCCATCTTGCATATCTTGATAACGCAATGAAATTTTCGTACGGGTTTGCAATAGTCTTAGACATTTTATAATACCTTTTTCTCCGCCTAGCGGTTAATTTAAATTTAGTGTGAAGATCCTATTCTACCAAACAACTATTCATATGGGAAGCGCAAAATATATTTATTGCCTTTATTTTAAAATATTATTAGTCAACTATACACGTATACTTGATATTTATTCTAGTTGACTGGCTTGACAGGTCTATGTAATTAATGTTATGCTTGTAGTTCGTTATCTCTAGAGGAGGAAATGCCAATGGAGAAAATAAAACAACAGGTGAGTGATCTGGCTCACAACATGGTTACAATAGTAATGATTACATTATTTATGTTTCCTGTACAGCCAGTGAATGCACTAGAAGTAAAACCTTTAGTGAAAACTGAAGCCCAACTAAAGCAAGAAGTCTTAGATAAGTTCAGTAAAGAAATTTACAAGCCATCTGAGATGCTTACAGACGAAGAGTTGCTATTGCTACTTAAGACTGTAGGATTCGAAGGAGTAGGCCTTAAGAAAGCTTGGTCCATAGCAAAGCGTGAATCTAACGGAAGACCGCTTGCATATAACGGGGATAAGAAAACTGGAGATAGTTCTTACGGAGTATTCCAGATAAACATGATCGGAAATCTTGGTCCTGAAAGACTTGAGAAGTTCGACCTAAAGAGTAACACAGAGTTATTCGACCCAGTAACAAACGCAGAGATAACGTACTATATGACCAATGGCGGTCAAGATTGGTCCAGCTGGAAGGGTATGACCCCGAAAGCGCAGGAATGGCTATTGCGATTCCCA